TCCTGTCAGGGTACCATCGTAGTCTCCCGCAATGGCGCTAAAGGTCGTGTCGGCGAGCATTTGGATTGCCCAATATGCTTGCCCAGCGACGCCTGTGGTGCCAACGGTAAAACCGTTCCTGGCCCCAAAACGATCCAGATCGGCAGACATTAGCTGTAAACCGGGATTTTGTAGTTAGTGCCGTTCAGCCGAACTGTGATGCCCAGGGTAGAAGTACCAGAGACAAATGTTCCAGTTGTTGCGGTTGTGATGAACTCAACAGCAACTGTTTCCCTGGCTGAGTCAAGCCGGATGGGCTTGCCTTTTGCTTTTAATTCGCGGCGAATATTGATGTCACTCATGGATCTAATTTCCTATGTTTTGCCCAAACTTGTTTGATTGTATCGGCTTTATGTCTTGGGCGGAACTTGGAGCCGAGTTTTTGTTCTAACGATTGATAACCTTTAAGAATGTTGCGACCGTCCATGGCCGCCGGATGATATGCTGGTTCTGAACCACAGTTAACAAGTCTGAAGCTGGAGGGAAAGTTGCGTCGTTTTAGCTTACTCGGGACATTGTCCCTTTCGTCTACCGGACGCTCGAGCGTTACAACGCCCCCGGTGTCCCTGTCTTCGTACTCGTAGAGTGGCATCAGTCTTCCATCATTTCCCCGCCGTCCATCTTGACGGCTTCATTCCGGAGACGCTCGCCTTCGGTTTCGGCTTCTGGAGATTCTTTTTCAATTTCTCCTTCTGCCTCGCTTACGCGAACGATGGCAACGCCTTCTTTGATTTCAACAACTTCTCCGGTCAATTCAACCATATCGCCAACCATAGGCTCGGCCTGTTCGGTCTCTTGCGAGATGGTTAGATTTTCGATCGGAATATTTACCATGTTAGCCATTTTTGTCCCCTTGCTTTTAGGCTCGGGCCCGGGGAGATTTTTGCCTCCCCGAGCCTTCGCTTCTGGCCCGATCATTAATACGATCGCGCCCATGTTAATTAGCTGACTTCAGAACGGCTAAACACGACTCGGTAGAACGCTCCGTTCAACTGAACCGCAGTGTAGTACGTTTTGACAGCGACCGAGGTTACCAAATCCAGAGGGTCGGACTTGTCCGGACCTTCTGCAATCAGAACCTTGGGGCTATAGGGCGAATCGCCTGTGAGGCTAGGTACGCCGAATGCCTGGTCACCGAGCACAATGTTCGCCAAGAAAGGCGCTGTGCTGGAGTTGTAGGACGCCGCTGCTGTGCCAGAGATGGCATTAGCAGAAGCAGAACCGAAGGACAGAATGTTGTGCGACAACAGAGTCTTCACTCCGTAGTACGCGCCAACTTCGCCCTTCAGCAAGCTGTCCGTGCCCGAATAGTGATGCGCCTGGATATAGTCGTCATCGTTGAGGATCGAACGAGCAGTACGAGGATCTGCAACCAGGATGTATCCACCCTTGATTGTAGGAGCCTTGTCAACTCGGAGTGACGTCACGGAATCGAGCAAGTCGAGTGCCGTGAAGGACGAGTTGGCTGCAGTCGCGGCGATGAATGCCGTCGAGTTGCTGTTCTGCGCGTAGCGGACCGAGGTCGACAGAGTGCCAGTTCCGGAGGTAGTTCCGGTCGTGAGCACACGGTGAACGAGCGTGTCAGCATGCAACGCATGATCTTCTGCCAATTGAGTCGTGGCCTGTGCCATGGAATCAAACAAGTTTGTGGCTTGCAAGATGTCAGACAATTTGACCAAGCTGGCAAATTGCTGGAGAGTCGCACCGACAGTCGACAGGGTCAACTGACGTTCGTTCGATCCAGGATTTGTGCCTTCTGACGTTACTTCGATGATCGAGCTAATGCTCGGATTGTCGTAACGGAAGAAGCGAATCTGTTTGTTGCCGTTCTTCCGGGGAAGCGCGGCTTTCATTCCGAATTGTTCCATCTGAAGGATGGGCAATTGACGTTGGAGCAACTCTTTCGAGAAGTACTCCTGGTAGGCTGCTGCGAGCGAGCCAGAGGTTACGAGTGCCATATAATTTTATCTCCTATGTCTAAACCTTAGTTAGCGTCGTCAAATTCTACTGCCATTCGGCGGAGCTCGGCACCTTGTTCAGCTACGGATAAATCCTTAAACTGTTTCTTCGGTGCCGGTGTTGACGGTGAGCCAACTCCAGGTTGTAAACGTTTCTTGAACTCCGCATTTTCTTTGCGGAGCTTTTCGACTTCATCTGCTAATCCGGTTGAGTTATCCGTTTTAAGAGCAAGTTGTGCGATCTCGACCGCGTCAACAATTCCACCCGGATACTGACGAAGCACTGCCTTGGTATTCAAAAGATCCGCCACCTTTTTGTGCAAGCTGGAATTTGAATCTTTCAACTCTGGATGCTTGTCGACCATCTTTGAAAGATTGTCGTTCCATGCCTTCTCACCAAGTTCCCTGGCGTTTCTTTCCTGGCGTTGCGCTTCGTGCTTTTCAACTTCTTGAGCTCTCTTTTCGGCCTGCTCGGCTAGGTCTTCTCGACCCTCTTCCCGGAACTGCTTCGCAGCGTTGCGGTAGTCGGTCGCGTCGAACTTGCCTGCTGGTCTCTCCTGGTCTGCCTTCCGGGCCTCATCACGTTCGCGCATGAATTCCTCGCGCTCGCGTTCCAGACGTTCCTTCTCAGCCTTAGCTTCCGCCTTAGCCTGCTGAATGGCATCCCATTCTTTCTGCTGGCGGTTCTTTAGCTTTTCGTACTTGCTGGGTTCCTTGGCCTTGTCGGATGACTCAACCGGACTCTCAGACTCTGTCGTTGTTAAAGAACTATCACCTTTTTGATCCACGACTTCGGTCGTAGAAGGCGAATTTTCTGTTTTAGGTTCTGTCGTCGACGTGGGATTCGACTCGGTCTTCTCCACTGGTTCCGACGTTGGTGCCGTCTCCGGTTTTGCTTCCACTTTATCTGGAGGGATAATCCCATCCTCAATCATGGCTGCTCTGCGTAACGACTCCGCTGTCAGTTCTATTCCATCACCCATGCTAACCCCTTTACTCCAGCCCCGGAATGGTTAACGATCCCGGGCGGGAATTTGACTAGTCTTTGTACTCCGCGGGTAACCTCTAGTCGTCTGCCCCTCCCGCGGGATGAGTGGCATCAATTCCAAGGGAATCGATAACTGCCACTGCAGAACGGAAACCTATTGCGAATCCACAAGCTGTCAAGTCGCCTTTTTGAACTGCGCTAGAATCCTGTCGAATTGTCATGTTTCTAAGGATCGCCGCGAACCTGACCCCATGCTCGGATCTCATGAAACTGCCAAGTGCCCTGGCGTCGTCTCCGGTCCATTCGGGTTCGTCGACCCACTTAGTAAATCGTATAAAGTTTAGAATTGCCCTTAGTTTTGTCATATGATTATCCCCCATGAACTGTCTGTGAATACTTTTGCAGTAGCTCCCATAAGTCTTTGCTTGAGAGCATTATGCACCTTTTCCATGTTAATGTCGTGCCCGGCCAGGATGCCACCTTTTCTGACCTTCGGTTTCCATGCGTCGATATCTGCGACGACAGCGTCTGTCTGATGGTCTCCGTCCAGGTACACAAGATCAACCGACTCATCGTCAAATTGCTTTGACGCCTCAATGCTTGGAAGTTTTATGTGTGAAATATTTATAAAGGGTTCGGTACGTTCTAAATATTTTTTTTCTACCTCTGCCATATCTGCGCTCGAAGCGTGATCGTCTTTGTCGTACCCATTCAACCATGGATCAATTGTGACAACTCTATTAAAATACTTAGCCATGATCACGGCATTTTCACCGGAGAATGTTCCAACCTCAACCGCGTAACCGTTCACCCCAACTTCGTTCGCCCATGAATATAGGGCATGAAGGGCATTCAATTGCCCCTCGGGTCTCATCAGTGCTATCACACCATCGGTTGTGCCATCTCGGGAGGCATTTGTCCAGCCATTTCCGGTGGCGGGAGTTGCCCCTGCGCACCCTGCAATTGTCCCTGCTTTTGCTGTTTTGCCTTGTTCATCTTTTTCAGTTCAGCAGTAATTGCCCTGGCAGTGTTTGGATCGATCTGTTCCAGCGCCTGCAAGTGTTGATCCAGGTGCTGACCGATCGCCTGTGCCGTGGCCTGGTCGACCTGGCGGAATCCTTTTTCGGCCGCCTGCTGAAAGTCAAAGATAACCTCAAGATGAGCCCGGTGATCGTCGGTCGGCTTGATCGCGATCGGAAACGCGGTCGTCATCATTGCAGCCAGTTCTTTCGCCTGCTCTTCGCGTTGTTCCTGCTGGTTCATCATCGGGTCCTGGACCAGGCGACGTACTAGGCTCGGATCGTCGAGCTCGAGCACAGACTTAACAAGTTCAGCCTGGTTAATGAAAGGAGATTGACCGAGTAACTGCATCCTGGCTACTGCCTTCTGCAATTGGAACTGGCGAGTCTGGAAATCGTACCCACCCTTGGGCATGATCGAATACTGTTCGTGCAATGCTTCCGGCGGGACGGTCCCGGTATCTTCGGCATAGCGGAAGTTTAGATCCTTCTTGTCGTACTGCAGATAGATCGACCAGCACTGGCGGAACAGGCGACCCAGCGACATGCGGAAAAGACGGTTGCGTAAATCAGCACCCGCGGACCCGGTGTTCACCAACGCTTGAATTTCAGTTGCTGTTTTTCTGGAGCTACCAGGTTCCGCGGGATTGTTGCCTACACCGAAATCGATTGTTCCGACCCTCTGCTCCGCCTCTGCGCGTTCGTCGTACATGACGCGCATGAAGTCCATTGGAGGAGTCGTCATCTGCACAGGCTTAATGCCCTGGGGCAGGATTTGCCCGGGTTGCATCTTGAGATTAGCCATGTTCAAGGAAACAGGATTGTCCGCCTGGAACAGAGGACGGTTAGCAAGTTCCAAAAAGTCGAGCATGGAGTTTTTCAGCTTCGCAAGGGTCATCTCATTCGCAGCCAGGATCTCAGCGACCCCGCGTGACGAATAGAATCCTCCGTTGGTCAACTCGTAGCTAAATTCTGTGAATGGGCACTGACCGTGCTTGTAGGGCAGGACAAAGTCTTCGCGCACTGCCTCGGTAGTTGCCAAGGGCGAGTATGTGCAAACATTCCACTCGTCGTCCTCGTTCCTGGTGTAGATCTCCCAAAGGATGATCCGGTCCGGGCGAGAGTCGTAGGTGATACCTTCGCGTTGGTAAACTGCCTGCTCCTTTTCGGTATTTATGCCTTCAAACTTTGTCCCGCGTCCGGCGATTCTTTTAATAAAATCTTCGTCCTGGTTATAGGCCGCGACGCGCTTGTATTGGTCGACTGACAGGACCATGACGTGGCAAAGGTAGTCGGCGTCGTCTAGGGCGACAGTCTGATCGGGCACAATGAACCTGGTCGGATCAATTGCCTGGAAAATAATTTCCTTCTTTCCCTCGTCCCAAATTGATTTGAGTACAGAGCGACCGAACAAAAGCATGTCATCGATTAGTCTTACTACCTCAAATTGGAACGCGGTACGTTCCCGGATCTTGTAGTCGAAGTAGCGTTCCGCGGTAACGGTAAGAGGCGCCAACTGCTGGCGCATAGGAACAAACCCGGCAACAACGTCGTTTCCCAGGGCTGAGTTTACATAGTTCGGTTTGAGTCTTTCAATGATACGATCAATCAAAGCGACGTGCATGTCGGCCGCGGTGGGCCATGGCTTAACCTTCCGGCGCATTCCGAACGTGCGCATCTCATAGAACTGCCTCTGCCGAGCGTCCCATGTCGCACGGTTTTTCAGATCCCGAAGGATGCGCGTATGAAGTTCGTTATTGATTGGTTCCATTGTTCCTTACCCTTACTTCGTATTCTAAATCGTTTACCGTATTGATCGCGTCGTATGCCCAGGATTGAACGTTAGGTGTTGACCTGGTGACTTCCTCAAACCTTGGGTCGTTCAGAAGTCTGTCCGCGTTCCCCGACGTCCTCACCACCGGGTCGACGGTTGCGCAACCACCAAGCACTACCACCAAAAGAAGCGTCGATGCGATTGCGAGCGTCAGACCATTCTTTCCTAATTGCAGACTCATTGCGCTCACGTTCCCCGGGGAACAATCCTACAATTGCTTTGAGCAATTCGATAAGAGCGCCGATCCACGAAAACACAAAATGTTATTTGGCGTCGGCAGCCTTGATCAGTCCGACCCCGGCGATGATCGCGGCGATGAGTGTTCCGAGCTCAGGCACTTTGCCTGTCTTCAAAAATTCCACCGCGGCCCCAGCGACGGCTACTACGATTGACAAAACTCCAGTTGCAGTTGTTTTCCAGTTCATGTTTTATTCCCCCTTTTATCCCCCGGCATCCCAACCGGACATTTCAGTGTCCGCGGACGCCTGTTTCATTAGTTCAAGCAAAGATGGACGCGTGTATGCCATTGTCAAGTCGTAGGCGACTCCGCAGTTGTCGCATGCCATCGCGACCGCGTCTGCTCTGTCCGGAGACGCTACTCCGCGGGACCGCATTGCGTCTTTCGACTCCAGGCCCAGCTTTCCGCGGGACGTGGCCTGGGCCCTCCTGGTCACTAGCTGGCTTTTAAGTAAATCGTCGTCCGGCAGGATAATGTCGCAAGTGTCGATCTTCCGGGCAAGCCTGTGCCACATCTCGGAACCCTTGTTCTGGTACGCGTCGTTGTCCCTGGCGTTGCCACCGAAGTTAATTCTGTTCACGTCCCACCCGGCTTCTGCCAGGGCATCGCACATCGGTAGACCTAAGCCTCCGGCGTCGGCAAATACTTGTTCCGGCCTAATCCCAGCTTTCTTTAGCTCCATGATGATCCGGCCCACCGTTGCCATGGTGTCTCTTTCGCGCCATGTGATGAGAGGCAGGATTCTGTTCCCTTCCCGGATCGCTATGACGTTCTCGTCGCCACCGGCTGAGAAGTCGATCCCGGCCGCCCGGTCGTTGCCGTTCTGGATTGGCGGGTTGTCTATGCAGTTGTCGTAGCTGGCAAGGCTCACGACCAGGCGCTCCTCGCCCAGGTCCATGAATTCTGCCTTGAGCATGGATTGCGTAAAAGGGCTATTGACCCCATAACGTTGCTGAATTTCCTGTATGTACAAGGGGCTAATGTGTGGACAGTCCCATGCAGTCGCCCGGGTCCGTTTCCATAGATCCGCTTCTTTGGTAAAACATCGGTAGAACTGACCCACCGGGGCCCCTGGCGAACTGGCGACCAGAAGGCGGGTTGGTTGGCATCGAAACACTGAAACGTAGATCGGGTCCTGGACGGTCTTGGCCTCGTCGACAACGTACAGAAGGGGGGCTGTTTCATGGTTCGCAGCGTGAAAACCCTCCGCCCGGCCAGCGGACTCGTTGTCATTGCCTGCTGTAAACCCCAAAATTCGGCTTATACGCCCCGAGGCATGCTTGAAACGGATTTCCCCACTGGTGACCTCAACCATGTCGCCAAAGGGCCGTAGAAGGGCTTTAATCGCAGGCCAGAGCACAGATTCGACCTGGCGATAGACTGACGCGGTAACGACCGACAAAGACTCCTCAAAGCACACCATGTGCCAGACCAGGGCCGGGGCGATGACATTTGACGTCTTGCCGGAGCCGTTCGCAGCTACCAGGGCTACACGACTGTAGACAGGGGCCAGGTTATTCATGACCTCCTTTTGCCAGGGGTAAAGACTTAGCCTTAGCACACCCTCCGCGAATCCTGCCGGGGTAGCTTGTTCGTCAACCTTTGATGCCGGGCCCGGTTTCGATGACCCCTTTTTATTTTTAACCGAATTTCTGAGGGGGGTCGCGCGCGCGCGCGCGCGTGTGGGGGGCCCCCCGGGGGGGGTGTCGTGGGGGGTCGCGATCGATCCGGGCGTCGTCTCCACAATTTTATTGACTCCCAAACCCCATGTAATATAATTCTAATATTGCCTGTTTCATTTGTCGCACAATGAGTCTTGTACTGAATTTGGCTTGGAAACAGTCTTCGCCTCCGCCTTCCCGGCATACTTAATTTTGTTTGCGTTGACCAGGAGCGCCGCGTCCGCGGCCGTAAAGTGAACGTTCGCCAATGCTCCACCAACCTGGACTCTTGACTGTTGCCCGAAATGTTCCTGGGCCCTGCGCTCGATGCGCCAAGCAGCCGCTTGCCAAGTGCCCTTTTCTGCCGCCCTGTCAATGACTTCCAACGCGCGGGTGATGTGGAGCGACTCCGCTTTTTTTAAGCGTTCCACGATGTGAGGGTTGGCGGCGAGATATCTTGATAATGTGGACTTTGCAACTCCTAATAGGTCCGCAATCATTGCATACGGAAACCCCTTGCTGAGTGCTGTCTCGACAATTGTTAGGTGCTCGTCGGTAATCTTCGGGAATCCCTTAACGCCAATGACAACGTCCGGGATATAGTTCGGCACTTCATTCATGAGTCTGCGCTCTTTGTCCAGGCGCTTCTCGTCGACCTTCTCTTCTGCCTTGACCGGGAAGCGCCACTTCATGCGCCTCTTCTTCTGCTTGGGAATATGACCATGAACATGGTCATTTTCCTGGTTGAGGTTAGAGGCTAGATCCTTTGGACTCGTAGTAGTTGGCGAGTCGCTGGAGTTTCCAGATGCATTCATTTACTAATGTCTCCCCAACTTCATCACTGCACTTCCTGTTACAATTGGTAAGCAACTTCCAGAACGCTGAACATGCTGACTTGAGCTTAATGTTCTCAGCGATGAGTGATTTAATTTTAGCTTCGTCTGACACATGCAACCCTCCCGGTAGGATAGAAAACCCCGCGCCCGGGAACCACTTTCACCCCTCCCGGGTCGCAACCAATTCCCCAACCCACCCCATAAGAACTGGCTTGCGTCAACGTATTGCATCCAGGCCGACGCGCAAGTCTTTCATGTTTCACCTATTCTTTCTGTTAAGAATCAGAAAGGCATATAGTAAAACTGAAAAGACCCCGCGGTTGGAGCGGTACCGCTAGCGAAGCGAAGCGGGGGAACTTTAGTTCCCCGCTCTAACAGGGGTCTGTTTCACCATTATATATATATAAGGGGAACGAAATGGTGAAACAGTGTAGAACCCGGGTTTTACAGAGTAGGGCGAAATAGCTGTTTCTGGCCCTTTCGGGCTATGTTTCAGTCCAGCTTGGATGGGCGAAACGATGCCACCGGGAGCTCTTTCCCGGCCCAATTCCTGTTCCCTTTAGGCGCCCCACCCTTCTTACCATTAGCGATCGACGCCTTGGCCTTAGCCTCCGACCTCACCTTGCCGATCCTGGACGCGAACAGGGCCACCGGAACCTCACATCTACAGTTAGGACATTCAATTGATTGACTCATTCTTGCCTCCATTCTTTCCACTCTTTCCAGTTGTATGTGCTCCACTTCAGCAACGCCTTGTCCTTCTGATTGCAGAAGTAGACAAACCTATGCTTCCTGGTCCGCGGAACGATCACTGCTTCTTCCAAGGTCCGCGAGTGTCGACTGTGCTTATTGCCCACAACCTTGTCACCGGAAGATCTCTTGTCAGATAGTCCGGTGTAAATCCAGTTGGTGGCTGCGTAGATCATTCCACTATGCCCGGCCCCAGTATCTGCATAGCTAATCAGAATCAAGTACGGTCGCAACTTGGATAGTTCCCGAATGCTCCAGGATATGAATCTGCTTTCAGAATTCTTAGGGCACCGATCGTCGAGCCATAGCCTGTTCAACTCATACACCCTGGGCGCGTTTTCCTCCCCGCATATGCCCCTGCATAGATGGGGCAATGCTGGTTTGCCGAATGAGATCACGCCTAGCAACTCCTCCTCGTTAAAGCATCCAAACGACCAACTACACGGCACTGCCCGGTGCGCGTAGTGATTGGCGACGACCACCTCGTTCATGGTCTTGGACGTGATTGCCCGGAACTTAAGTTGGAGCGCAGAGGTAGGGATCGCACCTCCGTTCTCCCCTTGGAATAGGGGAAGTTCTTCTATTGAACTATCTGCGCGTAAACTCACCATGTCCTCATCTCGTCGATGAACCCGATCGTCCGGTCCCGGCGCTCTTTGAGCACTGCCAGGAGCCGGTCCGTCATGTCGACCTCGAACAGCAGGACGTTGCCACCTATGCAACTCCCGCACCTATTGAGATAGGTCAGGATCTTAGGCTTGTTGCTAGCATGCTGATTGATCTCGCAGATTCCGTAGTCGTTCCCGGACCTATAATACTTGCCCGGGACCATCTGCTCGAACGTCAACTCACCCTCCTCTTCGGCGTAATACTTCATGGTTTCCTCCAGTACATTTTCCACCTAAACACGGTGCACAATATTAAGCAAGGACTGAGTAGGATTAGTTCTTGCATGTTGCCTCGAATTTCGTCCACTCAGTTGCCTTCT